TCAGGCAGTGGTTTTGCTAAATCTGAGAAAACAAACCTAGAGGTAGAGTTAGTAATTCCTGTAACTATTATTGGTGATACTACACTTAAAAGTTATGGAACACTAACAACACCTTATGGTAATATCAACATTTCATTTGAAGTCAGAAGAGGTGAGGAAAGTTACTTTGCCTTTAGCTTTGATTTCTTCAAGTTAGATATTAGAGATAGTCTAAATGTATTACCAGAACCAATGCTTAATGTACCAATGTCTATTGATAACATCACAAAAGGTACAATCTTTGGAGCTAACTTTGCAGATGAGTTCATTATTGAAACTAAGGTAGCTGAACCTACACTTATCATCAACCAACTATATTACACACTAGAAGAGGTAACTAACTAATGAAAGAATATGGCATTGTTAAAAGGCTTCCTGTAGGTAGTGTTGATAACTCAGTATTAGATTCTATCAATCTTTATCACTTTGACAGTAATGTAGATATGCTTAAGATTCTATCTGAGTATGCAATCTACTGTAACCCTACTGATTTTGCTGATAAGAAGGTATTCTACAGAGGGTTTGTCTATGAATATGCTGATGGTGTTTATAGACCTAAGAAGCTTTATGACTTAGATAGACCTAGAGTATTGTTTACTTATGGTAAGACCTATAATAGATACACTGATTCTATTATTTCTGACTCAGATACTTATGGTCTTTGGGTAAGAACTAAAGGAACTTATCAAAGTCAATTTGTAGGATTCCTTCATCCTTCAGGCAAGGCTGTAGCTGATAACTCAGATGCTAAAGCTTATGCAACTATTGACCTAGGTAATGGTAAGTCAGTATCTAAGGTACTAATTAAAAAGAATGATGCTACAATCACTCTTACAAATAAATAGGAGGTACTAAATGGCTTGTACTGGATGCAATGATTGTGAATGCATTGAAGCTAAAAATAAAAAAGACATTGAAGACAAGCTAAGAGTCCTTCATGACTTAGTATGTGTTATTGCTAACGCTAACTGTATTGACCTTCCTAGAATCCTCTCTAAAGGGTTCTACATGCTATGGTGTATTCTAAGAGATATTCTTAGGATGCAACAAGAGTTAGACCTTACAGTGTTTAAGAAGCGTGATGAGGAACTATGTAGAAAGATTTCAGACTTAGCAGTAGAAGTAGAGAAACAGCTTACTGCTAACAAAGAAAACTCTAGAATCCTCAATGAATATAACACTAAACTAGCTATCTACAATGAAGCTATGGAGACTTACAATAGGAACTACAAGCTATATCAAGATGGTCTAGCAAGCTTTAATAAAGCCAATAAGGACTATGAAACTGCTGTAGCTCAGTATGAAAAAGACAAAGCTAACTATGATAAGCTAAGAAGTGATTATGCTACAGCTCTTGCTAAGTATAATACTGACTTAGAAGCTTACAGAAAAGTAATTGCTGAGTATACTAAAGCTGTAGAGAAGTATAACAGTGATATGGCATCATATAACGCTTCTAACACCGAGTATGCACGTCTTAAGGCTGAGTATGATAGAAAGCTTAAAGAATACAATGACAAGCTTAGAGAGGCTGAGAAGGCTGAATCTGACTATCAGACAGCTATTGTTGAATACAACAAAGCTATTAAGCAGTGGGAAGCAGGACTTGTAGGTAATATTGGGTATACCTTTGAGTTTACAGAACTAGATAATACTGGTGCTGACCTTCCTGATGAATATACCTTTGATAAGAATACTGGTAACTTTACTATTAAGTCTCCTATCAATGATGGTACTGAGAATATTGGTTACTGGGTTCTTAGAGGTAAAGTAGGATTCAATGCTAGCTACAGTGGTGTTACTGGTGGTGTAAACATCAAGGCTAACAGTGTTACTATTCAAGAGGTAAGTTATGATAAGGTATCTCCTAAAGTAGCTTTCTCAGACTTTAGTATCACTTACAAGAAACCTAATGGTGCTGTTATCTGGTCTAAATCCTATAGAGGACAATCAGCATTTACACAAGCACTAGATGTTACTTATCCTTTATCACATGACATCAATATTAATCAAGGACAATCACAAAATATTGACTTCCTTCTTTATGATGATATGTGGGTAGAAGGTTCTCATAATAAGGTATCACTTAAGATTACAGCTCCTACAATCTCTATGGAAGGTAGACCTAAAGAACCTACTAAGAGAACTGTAGTTGTACCAGAAAGACCTACAGAACCTGTAGCTCCTGGTGGTAATAAACCTGTAGAACCTACTAGACCTAATCAGACTGAGCCTGTAAGACCTAATGAGCCTACAGTAACAGAACCTATTAGACCAACACAACCTACAGGAACTAAACCTACAGAACCTATTAAGCCTACAAGACCTGAAGAACCACAACTCTTTGAGGTTAAAGCTATTAGTGTTACTTGTGGAGACTTAACACCTGTACCTAAAGAATTAACAGGAGGTAAATAATGTCTTGCTTAGGACAATGTGGAGATTGTCAATGTGAAAAGATTGATGTCTGTGTAGAGGTAGAACAAAGACAAGATGTAATGGAAAAGAAGCTTAAGGTCTTGAAAGACTATGCTTGTTTACTAGCAAATACATCTTGTGTAGGTCTACCTAAAAGACTAGCTCAATATGCTTACTTCTTATGGTGTTTCCTAAGAGACTTGCTTATTATGGTAGTTAACTTAGATAAGCGTGTAGATAACCTATGTGCTGTAGCTAACTGTCATGAAAAGAAACTAAATGCTCTTGTAGACTTCCTAATTGGTAAGTTGAGTGACAATGTAGAATTATCTATGAAATCCAACACTACTGTAGTTGAAACTGGTGGAGGACAAACATATAGTGTAGTTAAGACTGACACTAACGGTAATTTTACTATTGTATGGAACATGGTTGATACTGGTGAGGTTGGTGTTGGTAATGTTCATGGTAAAGTTATTCATAGCTACACACCTAATAAAGATGGTTCTATCCATGCTAAAATTAGTGCTATCAGAATTGATAAAATTAAGTATGTCAATAAAGCACCTACTACTCATCACAATGGTAGATTCACTATCTATGATATTGATAACAATGTAGTTTTCCAAAAAGGATATGACCCTGGCCAATCTTGGGAACAAGACATCAATAGAACACTTGAATACAATAAGGAATTTGACCTTAAACCTGAAGGTGGTTCATCTGATGTTATTAAGATGTTATCTACTCTTGACGAGTGGGTATATGCCCCTACAAGAAGTAGTATTGATGCTCAGTATATTAACCACAACCCTAATATTGGATTGCCTACTGACCCTTGTAACGTACTATGTGGTGCTTGTGATTGGTCAGATGAAAAGATTGCTGAGCGTAAGCAAAAGGAAGAAGAAGAGAAAAAGAAAAAAGAAGAGGACGCTAAACCCAAAGAAGAAGGTAAGTAGAATTGAGTATATCAGTTGATATTTTAATGACTACTGTAGGGGGGGCAGTATCAACACTATCTACATGTGTAGGTATTTACATGACAATTAGGAAAAGCATTAGAGAAAGTAGAGAAGAGAGAGTACAGATAATTGCTCATCAAAATCAATTAAATGAAACTCTTACTAAACTTACTAATGATGTCAGAGAATTGGTTATTGAGAATGAAGCTCAGCAAAAGCAATTAGAAGCTACTGAGAGCTTCGCTAAGAGCCATTTTAGGATGGAGCTATACAATGCCCTTACTAAGGCTCTAGAGCGTGGTTACACCTTTGTAGATGAAGCTACAGAGATTGCTAAGATGTATACCATCTATCACAATAACGGTGGTAATGGTGAAATTAAATTACTCTATAGCAAGTATGATAAACTAGAAATTAAGGAGGAAAGATACAATGATTTTTAGTAATAAAACTTATGATGTACTTAAGTTTGTAGCAATTACTTTTATTCCTGCTTTAGCTACCTTTGTAGGTACTGTAGGTATTGCAGTAGGATACCCTGAAACTACAGGTGTTGTTGTTACTGTATTGACTGCTTTAGGTACTTTCATTGGTGCTTTGGTAGGTCTATCAAGCACAAGTTATAATAAAGGAATTGAACAATGAGTTATCAAGACTTTAAAAATACTCACCTTGGTAATGGATATGACATTGATGGTTGGTTTGGAGACCAATGTTGGGATGGCTATGCTGAGTATTGTAATTACTTAGGTGTACCTTATGCTAACTGTACTGACAGTGGTTATGCACAAGACCTATGGACTCAAAGACATAGCAATGGTATCCTTAACTACTTTGATGAAGTAGAAGTAATGCAACCAGGAGATGTAGCTATCTTTGCTGTTACACCTTCTACACCTTATTCTCATGTAGCTATCTTTGACAGTGATGCAGGTAATGGATATGGTAACTTCCTAGGTCAAAACCAAGGTGGAGAACAAAAGAATCCTAATGGTGGTGGAGTATTCAACATTGTAGCTCTACCTTACTCAGCTACATTTGCTACTGCTTTTAGACCTAAATCAGCTAACAATACTGCAGTAGTCACTAACAGCTCAGAACCATCTTCTGTAGCTAGTGGTATGAAGAAAGATGATTACTTCATTGATGTATCAGCTTATCAACCAGGAGACCTAACAGACATCTGTAATGCTAGTGGTACTAGAAATACCATTATCAAAGTTACTGAAGGTACTGGATGGCTGAGTCCTGTAGCTACACAACAAACTAATACAAGTAACTGTGTAGGGTATTATCACTTTGCTAGGTTTGGTGGAGATGTAGGCTTAGCACAAGCTGAAGCTAACTTCTTCATTAGCAATCTACCAAGCAAGACTAGATACTTAGTATGTGACTATGAAGATAGTGCAAGTGGTAACGTACAAGCTAATACAGATGCTGTAATTGCCTTTATGGATGCATGTAAGCAAGCAGGCTTTGAACCTATTTACTATAGCTACAAGCCTTATACACTAGCTAATGTCTATATTGACCAAGTTACTGCTAAGTACCCTAATAGTCTTTGGATTGCAGGTTATCCTAACTATGAAGTAACTCCTACTCCTTATTGGGGTGTATTCCCTGGTATGGAACACATGAGATGGTGGCAGTTTACTTCTACTGGTATTGCAGGTGGACTAGATAAGAATATTGTATTGATTGATGATGAAGTAACATCATCTAGTAATGTAGAAGAGGATGAAAACATGAACTTTGTTGTAAGAAATCAAACTGGTGATAGTGGTTATGTAGCTGTAGTTAATGGCAGAGTGTTTGGTATTGGTGATATGGAAACTGTATTCCAACTACAGAATGCAGGAGCTAAACACCTTAACCTTCCTGATGCTGACTTTGGTAGATTCATTGATAGTCAATCAAGAGATGCACAAGAGATTAAACAAGCTATTGCAGATGCTAACGCTAAAGTGGTAGAAGCTATTGAAAAGATTAAATCTACTTCAGTACAAGATGCACTTGGTAAGGTTACTATCAAAGGTAATCTTGAAGTATCAAATGAGGGGTAATGATGAAGAAACTAATTGCTACTCTAACTGTTTTACTTGCCCTTGGTGTAGCTACTGTAGCTCATGCAAGTGTAACAAGTAACTATAACCCTGACACTAGGTATAATAGATATGGTTACAATAATGGTACTGAAGGTAGAGTGATTAATCGTTCTACAAGTGGTGCATTCCTCACTTACTTTGACAACTACAGAGTCTATAACTTTGTTAGTGAGACTAAGAATAGTGATGGTACTGTAACTAGACTATGGCAACCTAAGAAGGATGTAGCTGTTATTACTGACTATAACTCTTTCTCTTATGCTAATGATGGTGCTAAAGTCTATAACTTTGATGAGTTTGGTAATCAATTACCTGAAGAATCAACTGACTTTAAATCACTAGACTTCCTGGGAGAGTTCAGTATTAACAGTTGGACTGCTTACAGATTCTGGAAATAGTGGTATAATAGGCTTATAGCCACACCACTATAAAATTTAAAGGAGTAAATCACCTCCCAAACTAGGTCAACTTGGTTAAAATGACTTAGTGGCTATATAAGGCTCTTAGAAGACGTTCTAAGAGCCTTTTATTATACCCTAGTATATTTACCCTAGGAAGCTAGTAGAATTGATTACAGAGCAAATTAGGGCATAATAAAAGGCTATAGAAATAAATCTATAGCCAGTGAAATCTTCTAGTATTTTCTAGAGTTTGAAAAGAGTTTGTTGTTAAATATTTTGCGTTAAGTTTTACATTGTATTTTAGTTAGTTTAATTATTGTTGTTCAAGCACTAATCAAACTATATGTAATTTATTCTAGTTTTCTTCTAGTGACTTGATACGTTCAAGTCGTTTC